CTGACGACTATCCAAATGTCGGCGGCTGATTTTGGTATGGAACGGGAAGGGAAAGACGTGACTGGAGGGCAAGGCACAAGCAAATATGTGAAAGACATGTACGAAAAAGCCCGTATTGCAGGTCGTCCTGACCCTGAGCCTATGAACTCTGAAGCTGCTAAGTATGCTCCGCCTAGGGGCGTATTTAAATCTAAGAAATATGTTGAGGCTAACAACGGACTCTAATGGGTAAAACTTCATCTAAGTGTGAACACGATAAGGTAATTTGGTATAGGGAGCGTGAGTAAATCGCCCTTTCAAATTGGATATAATTCAAACGATAAGCTTCGCAAGGCTCTATCTAAAGGGATGCTCGACAAGCTTAAGTCTGCTATTGACCGCCTTTACCAGGGACAACAGTACAGGCAGAAGACTCGTGAAGAGGCTTGGCGGCAATCCCATGAAATGTATATGGGTGAAGGCCGCTGGGCGTACTCGCCCGACGACCCGACCGCAGACGTTGTAAACGTTAACATTGCCTTCTCCACAATTAACACTCTCGTCCCCTTCGTGGCCGACGAGGACCCCAAGTTTTTGATTACCCCCGAAAGCGGGGATGCTTCCCCCGACAGGGGAATGCTCTTGCAGGCTTACATTAACCGCATGTGGCGGTCACAAGAAATGCAAGGCCAAACGTTCGTGTCAGAGTCCACGTTCGACTATCTGCTTTACGGTGACGGTTATCAGAAGATTGGCTACGAGATCGTTTCCCAACCAGTGTACGACGACCGTGGCAAAGATGTTGGTAACGACCGTATCAAGGTAGCCAAATTCAGTGTATCCCGCCCATCGCCGTGGGATATTTGGATTGACCCGTATTCTGACGGGTTGCATAATGCCCGCTGGGTCTGCCAGCGTATTATTCTCCCCGCTACTGAATTGCGTGCTGACAGCCGCTACACGCTTACCAAAGACATTACTGACGAACAGGTTGATACTGACGGTCAAGCCGCCGAGGATCGGAGTCGCCTAGACGACACTCAGGGATATGTTACAATCTACGAGTTTTACGACTTACGTGAGGATTGGATGTTAACCTTCCTGCCTGGCGGCGAACGTGCCATACGTTTCATCGAACATATTGTTTGTCCTATCGTCCAGTTGCACAACTATCGTATTCCTAATTCACCCTACCATATGGGTGAGCTTGAAATGGTGAAGTGGTTGCAGGACGAACTGAACAAAACTCGTTCTCAAATGATTACACACCGTCGTCGTAACGTTGTGAAATGGCTATACCGTGAGAACGCTATAGACGAGGAAGGTCTTGAAGCGCTCAAGAGCGGCAAAATCAATGATGCTGCAGCTATTAAGGGTACAGAGCCTTTCGATTTTCTTGTTACCCAGGTTGCTCCTGTGCCTCTTACTGCTGACTCATATCAGATTGAGGCGCAAATCAGGGCAGATATAAACGAGATCACGGGAGTAAACGAATATCTGCGTGGTATGCCTCAGGGTATCTCCCGAACCGCTACTGAGGCTACCATCCTTGAAGGTGCTACGAACATTAGGACTCGCCACAAGCTAGTTCAGATCGAGACAGCTGTGCGGCGTAGCGGCCAACTGCTCCTAAACATTATTCAGGACGTTCTGCCTCTAACAGACTTTCAAGAAATGAGCATGTATGTTACGGGCCGTGAGGCCGACAGGCTTAATAGGGCGCAAGGCACGGAGCCTGGTACTGACATGATTATGACCCCCACTCCTGAAATTTTCCAAGGCAAATACACTGTGGAAGTGGAACGTGGTTCTACTGAACTTCGGAACCCTACCGTTAAAGCGCAGAAATATCGGGAAATGGTGTCTATCATGTTGGGTGCTCTCCCGCTTCTAGCACAGTTCGGTGTTCCTTTTAATATTTCTGAACTGCTCATTTTATGGTTTGAGAGCGAAGGCATCGAAGACATTGATGCGCTGTTCTCGCAAGACGAGAACCAGGCTATGATGCAGCAAATTGCTATGGCGCAGCAGGCGCAGGCGCTTATGGGCGACGGGTCGCAGGGCGCTCCTGCTGGCCCTGGTGGGGGTGGCACACCTACGGGTGAGCCTAGACCGCAGACTTCGCAGCCGCCTGCTGACCTGATAGCGCCCGAGAATTCTGGTATGATGGGACCATCGTACTAGGAAAATAATACGTTTATGACGTATATAATGAAGGAGTATAGAAATATATGACAGATAATGTAGGAATCAGCTTCAAGGATGCACTCCAAGAAGCGTTAGTGGAGGTAGACTCGGTAGAGTCAGACCTTCCTTCGACTACCGTTGAAATTGCTGACGTTTCAGAGGTTCCAATAGCCGATCAACCTGTTGTCGAGAGTAACGAGGATGCTGGCCTTTTTGATGGTATTTTCGTTGAGAAAGAGGTTAATGATCCACCTCCTGGTGAGGAATCGTTGAGCTTTATGGTTAATGGGCGGCTAATGTCGATCCCTGAAATCGAAGCCGAGGTTATGATGAAGGCCGATTATACTCGGAAAACGCAAGAGTTGGCTGAGCTTCGTCGAGAAGCTGACAAGGCTTTAGTGTTATGGCGTGCGTTAGAAGATAAGCCGCAGGAGACCGTTAGGGCACTTTGGCAGCGTGTTGCTGCAGGGCAATCACCATCGCAGGAGGCTACGGTCACACCGCAGGCTCCCACCGATATTGAGGCTCTGGTAGTGCAGAAGCTGCAGGAAGTGTTACATAATGATCCTAGACTGCAGCGTATCGAAGCGGAGGCTGCTTGGAACGAAGTGAATGTGATTCTCAGCCAGGTGGAGAAAGACAATAATGTCACTCTGTCTAACGGGGATAAGCAGGCTATCCTGCTTAAAGCGCAGGAGCTTGGGACCGACAATATTCCTGCCGCGTTCGACGTGTTAATGGCTCAGAAGATGAGGTTGGATCGGGAGCGTTCTAACGCTCAGGCTAATTCGTCTTCTAGTGGTCGTAACTCGTCGGAGTCTGATGATTCACCACCCACTAAAACTTTTGGTTCTTGGCGGGAAGCTATGAACGACTCTTTGCGTGAGGAAAACGCTTTAGACACTGTGTTTAACTTTGCGTAATCCTCGACAATAAAGTTGAAAGGAGCGATAACATATGGCTGGTAACCCCGATTTTAACAGGCTGACTACTGCTACAATGCAGAAGTACCTGTCAACTTTCGAGGACGTGATTTTCACGTCGAAACCTTGGCTGTATATTGTCACAAACTTCGGCAATGTTGAGACTCTCGACGGAGGCACTCAGATTAACCAACCGCTAATGTATGCGGAATTGGGTAATCAGGGTTCCTATTCTGGTGCGGATACTTTCCTCACTGAGGACGACGAGGGCCTTACAATGGCGACGTACAACTGGAAGAACTATTACGCTGCGATTAAACTGAACAACGATGAGTTGGCTCAGAACGCAGGCGTTAACGCTGTTCTAAGGATTGTGGAGAATGAAGTGAAGCGTGCTGAGCTTTCTATCTCTGAGTCTTTGGATGCGATATGGCTTCTGGATGGTACTGGCAATAGCGGCAAGGACTTTTCTGGTCTGGCGGCAATCGTTTCAGCAACAAGTACATATGGCGGAATTAACCCTGCGACGAACCCCTGGTGGGAATCGACGATGGATTCTGGTGCCTATGACTTGTCGTCTGAAGGGTTTAGCCAACTCCGTACCATGTATCTGACACTCGCTGAGGGCAACGATTTTCCAACGAACATCTTGACCACTCAGACGTTGTATGCATCTATTGATGCACTCTTCGAGCAGCGTCAGCGTTTCATGGACCCGAGCGTTGCAAACCAAGGGTTTGTGACGATTCAGTTTGAGAATGCACCTGTCATGTATGACCGTAATCTAACCGCTGGTTTCATTTACGTGTTGAACATGAAGTACATTACTCTGTATAAGCTGGGTTCAGACTGGTTTAAGATGAGTGACTGGCTGGAGCCTGTCAACCAGGACGTGCGTGTTAAGAAGATTATTCTTCGTGGCGAGCTTGCTTGCTCTAACCGTAAGCGTCAGGGTCTGATTAGTGCTGCAGTAGCATAAAGATAATTCCTAAGGCGGGGGGCTTTGCGCCTCCCGCTATGGAAAGAGGATTGAGTTGAGAGATAGAAACGCGTTTATAGAGAATAGAGTGGAGCGAGGCGTAGACCCTGATACTGCGAAGAACCCTCGCCTTTTTGGTGTGCCCGCAGGCTCCCACCCTGGCCTTGTGCCTGTGGAGAGTTCTTTCCAGGGTATCACCGAAAACGAAGTCAGGGGAAATGTGCTTAGGTCTGATTACTATGTAATGCCTAAGAAGAAACTGCCACCTGCCTGTCAGGGGATTAATAAGAAAGGTTTGGCCTGCGGAGCCCACCCCGTTAAGGGTGGAGAGTTTTGCGTAGGCCACAAGCGTAGTGAACAAGCAAGAAATTCGGAGTAGTGTTCGGTCTCAAACTCTTATTGAGGACACGAATGTTACTGACGGTTACATTGATACGCTTATAGATTTGGCTTTATCTGAGATTGAGGTCGCATTCGCGTGGCCTTTCTTGGAGACAAGCGTTGACATCACCTTGGAGGAAGGCTTTGGCGCTGTTGCTGTGCCTTCCGACTACTCTTATGGTGCTGTTATTATTGATGATGATATTGATGCTCGCTTAGAATACGTATCACCTTCATTGTTTTTCACTCTGTTCGGTAATGATACTGACGAGACAGGCTCGAACCCGATTTGTTTCACTATTTGGAATGACGAGTTTCTTTTCCACCCCATTCCTTCCGCTGATGATGCGGACAGATTAACCCTATACTACTATCGTACCATTATTGAACTGGAAACTGACGGGGAGAGTCCTGAGTTTCACAAAGCTTTCCATTGGGGTATAGTCGAATATTGTAAGTGGAAGCTATGGGATCGGGAAGAGTATTTCGACCAGGGAGAGCGGGCTAGGATCATCTATGCTTCTTATTTGAACGACATGGTGTCCTACTATCAGGATAGAATCAAAAGGTCGCCGTGGACGGCTGGCGACGGCTTCAACCTTGGTGTCACTAACTTCGATAACCTTCGCTGGCTAAGAGAAATCTAATGCCGAGCACGAGGAATATCGGGGGTCTTGTCCCGAACAGTCTGCTGCGCAGAACACCCATTGAAACTTTCTTTCTTCGTGGCTGGCCTGGCGGTTGGCAGCCTGGGATTCCCCAATCCCAGCTAACCCCCGACTCGATCCCCGACTTGTTGAATGTTCAGTATGGTATTGCGGGTAGTATTGAGAAGCGGAAAGGGTTTACCATCGTTACTGATACTAACCCTGATGCTGCAGGTGACCATTTGTGGCTTCACCAAACCAATGCCGTGATAGGTTCCCCCACCCTTGTTGACCCATCACAGGTAGCAGTATATTCTACTGAAGCCGATGGGAGTATATGGTATCAGACTGTGGCGAAGCTGCTCGCCGTAGCCAACACCGATCTAGTTGATTCCACTTCGAGCATGGGTTCCGTGAAGGGTATTGCATCTAACCTTAACCCTGAAGAAGAATATGTGTTACAGTCTTTCGTGTTCGAGGACATTATTTATATTACTGGTCACCGTTTTGGCGGCGACGATGCTGGTGCGTACACTCTTTCCACCGAGGACGCGACAAGCACAGGTGCCACCAAACCCCTCAAATTTGGTATTGTGGCTGGCACATGGTCTAGGGCGACCGTTCCTAACCTGACCGCTGCAGGCTCTCAGACTGGCACTCCCCGCTCTACTGCCGTGTGCGTGCTACACGACAGGGTGTTTTATGCTAATGTAGCCTCCCAGGATGTTTATGACTTTGGTAATCGTGTCTACTGGTCGGAGCCTGGGACTGCTGAAACAATCGAATCTAACAATTATGTGACTGTTGGTTCTGATGATGGTACGCAAATACGCAAGCTACAGCCCCTCGGCTCGCAAATCATTATTTTCAAGGAGGAAGGTATCTGGTCTATGGTGGGTACCGACGAAGATACTTTCGCCCTCTACAACCTTACACAAAAGTATGGTTCTCATGCTCCGCACGCTGTTGCCACCTACCAGAACAAGCTTTACTTTTTGGATTCGTATGCGGGAGTCATGTCATATGATGGGGCCGAATTTGAGAATATTAGTACCCCAATTAATATTGAACTTCTCGCTGATCTTAACCGTTCTCTCATCTATAAGAGTGTCATGTATGTAGACGATGCCGACGACAAGCTCTATATGAGTATCGTGACTGGTTCTAGTGGGACGCTCACACAGAACCCTGGGCGTACATATGTTTACGACTTTCTTTTAAGGGCGTGGACTAAGTGGGATTATGGTTTTTCTGCTGCGGCAAGGGTTAATGCTACGTTTTCGGCGTCAGCCCCTGTTGCTACTGACGGTCCCATCTGGACCGTGAATAACGATTCTACGATAGGAATTTTTGAGATCAACGACTCTTACGGCGATAACGGTGTTGCTTATGACTGTTACTTTCAGACTGCCTGGTTTAACCCTGGCGAAGTAGGGGATGTCCACCGCATTCGTCGCATAGAAATCTTGACCGACCCTGATGGGGATGATATTGTTGCTGACGTGTATCGCAACTTTTATGATACTGCCGTGTGGTCTACTGCCACGTTTAATCCTGCTGGTGCTCTTGACCAGTGGCACGAGCAGGATCAGGAGCATGATATTGGTTTGTGGACTTGGATCAAGTTTAAGTTCACGAATAACACGCTCAACGAGTTCTTCCATGTTAACGGTGTTGGACTGACCTATTCTGACAGGAAACTGTTGCGCGGGAAGCGGACTGGTTTGAATGCTGTAAATAGTGGAGGGTCTCTGTAATGGCGACACGTAACGACAGGGGCTTCAGGTTCCCTAAAGATAAGTATGATGAGAAGATTGCGCTATACGAGAACTTTCGCTATCTTGAAACGTATTTGAACTATATCCGCAAAAAGGACTTTCATTCTGCCCAGCTTATTGTTGCTGCAAGCAACACTGAGAACCCTCATGCCGCGCACATAGTGTGCGATGGCACAGCAGATGAGGTTACTGTTCAAGCAGGAGTAGACGCATTGGATGCCACCGAAATAGAAGTGGTATTTCTTGATGGAGACTATGCGTTCGCGGCCGAGGGCGTTGACTTCGGTGCGAAACACGTTAATGTGCGAGGCACGGGCTGGCCTCTCATAACATATGTTAACTCTGGTTTTACTGGTACAGGAGACTCCCTTTACGAAGGTTTAAGGTTTGCTGGTGGTGTCACCAATCAGGATGGTGCTATTAACTCTCGTGGAGATACTAACCTGTTCGTTGTGCGTAACTGTCGTTTCGACACAATTACTGGTAGAGTAATCATTTCTCCTAATGATGGTGCTTCCGCTGATTCTGAAAACTTTTTTGCTATTTATGGCAACACGTTTGCCGACATTACATTGTCGGGCGGAGGCGGTGCTTCTCCTAGAGGGCTTATTTGGATGGATGCTGCTTCGTCCCAAACTTTTAATGGTGCAGTCTTTGGTAACAGGTTTGAGGATGTTGCTGGCGGCAACATTTTTGAGTCGAACAGTACTAAGCGAGTCATGATTTATGGTAACGTGTTCCAGTCGTGTACGCTTGACACTGGCGAAGCCACTTATTTTCACAATTGGGTTGATGGTGTGTTTACCGCTGGGGAACATTCTATTGCATTAGGTGATTTATCAGATGTCGGAGACGGGGCGCCCACCCTAGGAGACATTATTGTTGGTGATGGAGATTCGTGGGAGGCTACTCCTGCCGCAGAATATGTTGCTGACATTGTGGGAACAATGGTTACGGGCAATACCGAAACGCGTATTGCTGTTACCTATGACGATGCTGATAATACGCTTGATTTCGTTGTGAACCTGACGCTTGGCGAGTTAAGCAACGTAGGAGATGGTGACCCTTCTGTTGACGACTTGCTTTTAGGCGATGGTGGCACTTGGGAAGCAACACCCGTAGGTTCTTTTGATGTTGCTAAGTTTGGTTCTAGCACAGCTACTGACGGTTTTGTTTTGACCGCTGACGGTGCTGGCGGCTCCGCTTTTGAAGCTGCTTCTTCGGGTACTTTAGATGGCCTTACTGATGTGGTTATCACCACTCCTGCTGACAACGAACTTCTGGCCTATAATACTGGCACTTCTCAGTGGATTAATCAGACTCCCGCTGAAGCGGCGCTCGTTGCGGTAGCAGATTTGGCCTGGACTACGTGGTCTCCTTCTTATACAAATATAACGGTTGGAAACGGTACTGTAGTTGCCAGATACGTGCAGATTGGAAAGACTGTTATCGCCAGATTTGAATTTATTTTAGGTTCGACCTCGACAGTGGGTAGTAATCCAACTGTCAGCACTCCCGTTACTGGCTCGTCGTCAGGCTACTCGGCCTCGAATAATTCGCTTGGTGACTTTGTTATTTTGGATTCTGGAAACACCCGCTTCTTCGGAACGGTAACCTTTGGTACTACTACGACATTCGGTTTCCTTATCCACAACACGTCGGGTACGTACGCATTTCAAGATTTTATTTCCTCCACCGTGCCTATGACCTGGACTACGGGTGATGTTTTCGGGTTTCAGGCCATTTATGAGGCAGCATAATACGATCATGACTATAATAGAAGGACAATTTTATGGCAACAGCAGACGCATACACTAATAATCCTAGTATTCCTAGACCAACTCAACCAAAGCCTAAACCAAACGTTTATACTCAACCGCCAGTTAACCCTTGGCAGGGAGCAATAGACCAGTTTCAGGACATTACCTCTGTCGGCGGCGGCGGAGGTCTTGGTGGTGCCGACAAGACTGCTGCACTAGCTGATATTGATTTGGAGCGGCGCAAGCTGGCTTTCCAAGAGACTACTGGTATGCGCGACATTGGGCAAGCCCGTGAATCGGGTCTGCAACGTGCTATTAATAATGCCCTGCAACGTGGTATCTACCGTTCGGGTATTAGGGTGGACAACGAGAATCTTGTTAACCGTGAAAGCGATGAGGCTGGTAGTGATTTGAAACAGCAAATTGCGTTTGCTTTGGAAGCTTTGAAGAACCGTGAGACCGCCGTGAAAGCTGGCGGCGGGGGCGGTGGCGGCAGCGGCGGCGTAAACCTAAGTGATCTTTTGCAGATTTACTCTAGGTTCATGGGTGCAGGCGGCGAGTTTGGTTGGTATACTGCTCCGCCTGACCCGTCAGGTTCAGGGCAATTCGGTAACCCTGGGTTTGGAACGCGCTTCGGTCAGGGGACCAGGTTCTAATGGCTACTGGTGGGCCTAGACCCAACCCTCGGGAACCGTCAATTTTCCCACAATCATCTCAGGCTGCTACTACTCCTATTCCTCGTAATGGCAGGAAACGGGATGTGGGGTTTGTTGGTGAGCTTGGTAATGTTCTTGGTAACTGGTTGCACCAGGTCCGCACTAGCCCTGTTGGGCAGAGGGCGTGGTGGGCAACTGGTGTTCCTGCTCTTGTCGAAACTGGTGAGTATGTTGCTGGCAATATTGGTCGCATGGCCGAAGATGTGGGGACTGCTAAAGAATTCTTGTTTGGCGGTCCGCCACCGCCGCCTGTCAATGTTTCGGGCGGTCCTGACGACAGGGGCCAGGCAGCAGCACAAAGACTGCTACAACAGTCTGCTCAAATAATGCCACAGTTTGAAGCCATTCAAGCTTTGGAGGGTGCTCCACTTGATGCTTCGTCGAAAATTGCTGTGGAACAATTACGTGCAACCCTAGAGCAGCAGGCTGCTGATCTTCAAACACAATTAGAGGCAGCTCAAACTAACCTTGCCATGCAAAACCAATTCTTTAACGCTTACGAAACTGCAGCATTCGGAGAACAGGGACTCATTCCTGGTGTTGACCCACTAGAGGCTGGAAGACTCAATACCGCACTAGATACGGGCGGCGAAAAGACTGGCCTGCAGCCTGAAGTGTTAGAAGCCATTAACTCGATTATGGGTTCTGATCTGAGCGGCGACGCCAAAATGCAAAGAGTAGATTTTATTTTAGACCAGCAGGGCGTGCAGCAGGAAGCCAGGGTTGGTATTAACGACTTCACCCAAAATCTGGCCGACATTGAAAACTTGGAAGAATCCACTGATGTTGAGCTTCTCATAAACCAGGGCCTTGAACCTGGCTATGTGCAGCCTTCATTCGGTCTTGACCTTTCTGCCGACCCGCTACTGCGTAGCGTTTCGACCATCATGCCTTTCGTCGATAACGTATTCGACCAGGCAGGAGTTGTGCTGTCTGAAGACGAACTTGGCTTGGTGTCAGAGTTCGTTGCTGGCATTGGACCGACTCCTGACTTTGCCAACCCTGCTATTGCCAACCAAATTGATACGATTTCACAACAGTTTGGTGTTGATCCTACAGCCTTGCAGGATGCTTTGAAGAACGGTGCTAACGCTGCTGCTGGCCGTGAGGACATGTGGAATAATGCTGTTACTAAGAGTAGGTTGGAACCTGGCTCAGAAGAACTTGCTATTGCTATTTTCCAGACCGCACTTGACAAGGGCTTGCCCGAAGAGATGGCTCTACTCATCGCTGAAAGCGTTCAGCTACATGCTCTTATCAAGGCTAAGTCTGATGGTAAGGCTGGCAGTACTCGTGGCGGCAGCCAAATGGGTATTGGCGGTCTCAGCGAGGAAGCATATACTGCACTAGGTTACGACGTAAAGGCAACTAAGGGTAACATGCAAATGGAAATCTCTGCTCTTATCGACTATATTGTCCAAAACTTTGGTGGTGATCCTCGTCAGGCTCTCGCTTACTATTATGGTACTGGTGAATGGGGTAACTAAACATGGGTCAGCTTACTGACTACCTGAAAAGGCAGCGTCAGCAACAGCAGGCGGGTGGCTTCGGGCTTCAAACCCAGCCTGGTAATCCTGATTTTTCGTTGGCTACTTCGCCTAGCTCGCAGGCTCAATTCCCTGCAGCAGCCGCAGAACAACGTATTCAGGATACTCAAGGCCGTGCAACTAACCGTCTAGGCGACGCCTTCACGCAGGGCTTCGACACGTCAGCCCCCGAGTTCGACCCTCTCAATGAGGCTTCCCAGCAGGGCTTTACTGAACGTGCTCTCACGTTGGGAGAGTCTCTGCTTGGTTGGGTTGACGGCCCCCGTCAGGCCGTGAACCTTCTTATCCAAGACCTTGCTGGTGGGCAGGCTGAGGAAGGTAGCCGCAACCCTAACTTTGGTGATTACTGGAATACACTATGGGGCGGCATGGAGGATACGGATGGTTTCTTCAAAGCTACAGGGTTAAATCCTCGTAGCGGGTCTCAAACTCTTGACATGTTTGGCTGGTCTGAAGAGGAATCTTTTGCTGGAAGATTCGGTCGTGGCATTGCTGACTTCAGCCTGCAAATCCTTACTGACCCCTTAACTTACGTGACTTTTGGATTGTCGGGCCTTGGCAAACATGCTGCCAAGGGTGCGTTCCGAACGTTGCAGAGAGAGAGTATTGATACTATCATGCCTGTGCTTCGTAGTGCGGCAGAAAAAAACCTTGACTTTGTTCCAAGCCTATTGGACGATGCGGCTCTTGCAGGGTTAACCCCGTATCAACGTTATTTGGTGAAAAACCTTGACCCTATTGTTGGAGAGTTTCAGGATGATTTGCTGCGTAAAGGGGTTGAATTTGGTGGCGAACTTCCTCCCGACATTAAACGCGACTTGGCTCGCTATTTGGGTTTAGACGGAAAGGACGACTTTTGGAAGAACGTTACCGAACTAGCATTAGCTAATCGTATCGCTACCGAAGTGGGCCAACCACTCATTGCCCGCAACTTTAAGGCCATTAACAACTTGGCAAGAGCCGAACTGCCCTTGTGGGCGAGAGGCGGTGCACGCATTAGTATTCCTTTCACACAGAATAATCTGCGTCATGGTGCTCAAATTCCTGGTACTATTGGTATGGGTAAGTCGGCTATTGGCGACCCTTTGCGAGAGCTGAGCAAGAGAATGAAAACTTACAGTAAAGGGTATAGTTCTATTGCTAAGAAGATTGAATCTGGCAAGAACGCTTTCGACCAGCAGCGCCCCATATTAAACGCTTTACAGGATGGGTCAATCTCGGGGTGGCAATACCACATGACTGCGGACGCTCTTGATACTATTCACAACGAGGGTGCCAAAGAACTCATCAGAACCGTTCTCAACTCTAGGTTCCAGGCTATACGTAAAATTGCTGAAGCAAATAATTTGGACATTAACGAAATCAACTCTCTCATCATGAACAGGTTAGAGAAAGCTGATATTAACAATGTTGCTTTGATCCAAGCTGAGAAGATTTTCGGGCCTGCTGGGACTGGTGATCTTTTCGCTGGTGATTGGGGTAGGCTCTACCCTGATTTGGACAACGAGGTTAACGAGGTTGCCGCCTTTTTGCGTGAAACTTTTGACCAATACCATAAAAGGCTGGCTCAACTTGATCCTTCAGTTAAGAAAAAATATATTGACGGGTATTCCCCTCACAAAATGACAGATACTGGTAGGCGCTTGGCAAATGAACTTTCTGAGGCTGGTGCTGCTCCGCCCAGGGGCGAATGGGCTGCGGCTGAGTTGGCAGGTAATCCTGGTAAAGGATTGTTTGCTCGCCAAATGGCTCTTGGTAAAGGCGGCAGGCTTGAAACGAACATGGGTGGCTCCCGCTATTTTAACGAACGTGAATACGGTAAGATGCAGATGCTTACCCTAATGGATGATGGTGTTACTTTACTCGAAGACGCATGGTCAAGCCAGTTTCTTCGCTCTCAAACTCGACCTCTTCTTGAAGGAGGCGAGGTTAATGTTGACGCTTTGACAACTGGTTATGTGCCTGCGTCTAAGTTAAATGAAATCTTGGAGCCTGTTTATCGGGAGCAGGCTGCTCGTCATGGTGTTGTTATCCCTAAAGATTGGGATGGGAAAATATATTCTGAAGACCCGTTCGAGGTCGCCGCCGATTATATCGGCAACCTGGACGAAGCAATTAGAATGCAGACTGCCATGCAGACCTTCCGCGCTGCGGGGCTTGCCATGCACCATTCTACTGCACTCGACCCACAAGATGTTATACAAGCACTGTTTGAGAACATTGTGAAACATACTGAAGCGGTTCAGGTTGCCAAATTTGGCAGACCTGATCCTGACAATCATATGGCTCCTGTCTCCTGGCTCAAGAAGATCATTGATCCTATGGACTATGATACAGCGGCCAGAAGGTCGGTAGGCAATGTTGATCCTAAGAAACTATCTGATCCTGAGATTGACTATGTATTAGAACCTGCAGTTATTGATGCCACTCAGCCGCCTGGACAGCGTTATAAAGCTGGTAGTATTAAAGGCACCTACGAAGAGTTTGTTGAAAGTATCCGTAAGGGTGGAGTCAAGGAACCTCTTAATGTTGGTGTTGATCCTGAAGGTAACGTAATTCTCATTAACGGTCACAACAGGCTGCTTGCCGCTGAGGAACTTGGCATTGAAGAGTTGCCCGTTAGGATCGTGCCGATGAGCGGTGTTGACGATCTAACCAAGTCTACGGGTGTGAACGTTTCTCACTATTTGAGGAAAGATTTTGGAGGGGTGGAGCCTGACGCTCCTTTCAAAGCAACTGATCCGCACTTGGCTGAACAGATTGCAGTAGGCGAAAGAGCTAAACAGAAAACTTTAGCTGACACTTTTGAGGTTCTCCCCTGGGACCCTTCGCCTTTCATTGCTGAGAAAAATATTTTGAAGGGTTCACTAGCTCTCGGCAACGCCGACGTTCCTATGAACGTGCAACGTGCATTGCGCGGTACGGGCATGTCTACAAAACAGATTGGGGATACTCGAAATATGTTGAACATGGGGCTCATGTCACGTGACGAGTTTATTAACTTAAGCCCATTGGCTCGAAGTCCGCGCTTAATGGCCGTGCCCTTAGAGGGAAGCAACTTTAGGGTTACTATCAGCACCAGGGGCGAACTTGATATTACCCTCCGTTCTGGCATGAATTTAACGGAAAGACGGGACGCTATCGAAGCGGCACTTTCTAAGTTGGACTCTGAACTGAAGACTGGTATTCTAAAAGGTAAGCTTACTGCCGCAGGGATGCGCGACATGGCTTCTAAAACTGTTGACGAAACTACTAGCCGCCTGCTGTACCGTTACCTGAACAGGAAACTGGCTGCCCTTCCACCTTCCGTGTCAGAATGGATCACCAAAGAGCCTGCTGAACTAGTTCAGACTCGTGCCTTGTTCGATTATTTTGAGGAAGAGGTTCAAGGAGTCGTTAGAGATTATGCCGCTATCGCGTCGAAAGAAAGCGGCCAGCTTATTGCTGATCCGAAACTTTTGAAAATGACGAGCGCCGACGAACTGCAGCGTCGGCTAGTAGGTTTGCGAGCCGCTGCTGATAAGTTGGGCGATGCGGGATACGATGTTGCTGCGAAAATTATGCGTGGTGTTGATGATTTAACTTCTGTTGGTGACCCTAATTTTATTAACCCTACTGATCTTGGTCTTGCTGGTCCTGCCGTGGAAGGCATGGCTATTCAGAAAGACTTGGCACTATTTCTACGAAATATTGCCAGGAACAGCGCCCTAATGTACACTCCTGAAGGTGTGGCTGCTGCTAAGATTGCTACCAAGAACAGCTTGCGTTGGTGGAGGGCTATGGCTACCATTGCCAGACCGTCCTTCCATATCCGCAACCTTGTTGGTGGTTCGTACATGAACCTGGTTCATGGTGTCAGCAATTCTCACTATGCTCTTGTGGCGAATAACGCACCGAAAATTCGTGCTGCATTGGGGGCTGGCAAAAACCTGGATGAAGCTATAGACTTGTTGCCCGCTAACGCTAGAGCACTGTTTCGTGCCGCATGGGAGGACAATATCATGTCGGGTTTTTCTTCAACAGAGTTCAGGAAACTGACCGCAGGTCAGAAGCGGGAACGGTTGGCTTGGATGAAAGTCAACGATATTGACGATTTTGTTTTGACTCGCATGGGTTCTCGCTTCATGGAAAGCATTGAGGACCTGCTGCGTGTCTCACTGTACGCACGCTACTTTGATCCAGCCAAACCTGCATCAAGATATATGGCAAAAGAGATGGTGAATGCTACCCACTTTGACTATGTGAACCTAACACCCTTGGAAACTAAACTTAAATCTTTTATACCGTTCTTCGTGTGGACGAGGCGGAACCTGCCACGGCAGATACAGTTGGCCGTGGAGAACCCCCGCTACGTTCAAAAGTATCGGGCCATGATGCAAAGCATGAACGACAACCTTGGCGGAGAGGACCCCGCCA